CACCTGGCGTTTCGGCTAAATCAGTTACTGTATAGGTTATTGTATCTGCATCTACAACTGTAGCAATAAAATTACCGTTTGGATCAACACTACCAGAAAACGTCAATCCACTAATATTTACCCCAGTGTTAGTTGTAATGTTGTGAGCTGAATTAAAATTAACTTGGATGGTTGAATTAGTCCTAGAAAATGAAGCAACTCCACCACCAATATTGGTTGAGTCATACAGCTTAAATGGAAGAGCAAGAACAGCAGCAGAAAATGGAGCAGAAAATATTTCCATACCTTTTCGTGGTTGCCACTCTCCGTTTAAATCCATGCGTCCATTATTAGACTCAGCAAGAATTCCAGAAGTTAATTGATCTGGTCTAAATTTATTATTAAACCCAATAAATCCTTGATCTAAATCTTCTACAAGTCGATCATCCTGTGCTCCGTATACATCGTATCTTGCCATTTAGTATTTACCCTTTCTAGATTTAGGACTGCTTTTTTTTCTTCCTCCTTTGCCTGACCACAGCTCAGTACAAGCTAAGTGTTTGGCAGTTCCAGGTTTTGCAGTATCGCACTTATGTCTAGCCCTAAAAGACTTCCTGGCAGCACCTGAATAGTTATGACCATATCCCGAAGCTCCTGCATGAACTAGCTTACGTTTACTGCCACTACAGTACAGCTTCATAATCTTCTTGCCTGAGCGTGTGCTTTTACGCACTTCACCACATCGCATTGACTGTTTAGGACTTTTTGCCACGTTTTACTGCCTTTACTCTTCTTGGTTTACCTGCTGGTTGCCCTAGCTTTTTTTTCTGAGCTATTCTTGATCTTTTCTGGGATGTTGTCATTTCACCAGATGTTACTGGTGTACGGCTGCTCACACGCTTAGAAGGTCTACAGTAGGGCGTACCCCTACTTTCTCCCTTACGGCGACCACAAGGCTTACCAGTGCGTACATCTACCCATTTTTCCTTGAACCAACGTTTAAGAGCAGCACCTTTCTTTGTCTTCCGTACAGACATTATTTGGTTTTTTTGCGCTTACCCCAGTTAGCAGCACCAACCTTACGGCACTTAGCTATCGCCCCACTTGCATATGCAGACGGAAACACCTTGTACCTAGCCTTAACCTTTCTGTAACAAGCGTCTTTAGGCATTAGGCTTTCCAAGATTTTCTAGCTTTAACTTGTGATTTTTTAGAAAGATCTCCGTAATGAAACAATTGCTTAGAAGATTTGGTATGTGTCTTGCCAGAATGAAGTTGCCCATTGGACATCTTGTGAAAACTGCCCTTGTGTTCCGCTCCATCCTTTCGATAGTGTTTCATTCCTTTTCCCATTATCGTACTCTTCTCCTTCCCATGCAGCTTGTGCAGCCACAAGATTTTTTCTTACTTTTTGGCATCAGTAGCTCTTTCTAGTAGATGTTCTTTTACCGCCTTTTTTAGGTTTCCTTCCGTATGTTGCCATTATTTTTTTCCTCTCTTTTTCATAGATTTTCCCATTGGGCATTTTTTACGTGTTGAGTATTTCATAGTTTTGTATTCTATTTAACTTGTGAGCTTCCAAAATAAAATCCTAGTAAAGCAAGCATCCCCTGCCTCACTTCAGGCAATAACACAAAGCCCTCTAGGTGTTTCCATTTGTCTGCTCCGATTCCTAAAAATTTAAATATACCTAACTTCTGTGCTTCAATGGTTACTGGTATGTCAAAGAATGCCATGACGAAGGGAGCAAATACCACTGAAAACAAGATGCACATAGCGATAAGCTTTCTAACCCATGCTCCTCCTTCTCCTGATCGTTCTGCTGCTCTGTCTGCTGAAGCATCCGAAACTTCCTGTTTCTGAATCATGGACTTAATGGCATTGGCTTGGATGTTCATTTGAGCCGAGATTAGTTTCATTACAAATCCCGTGACTCCACCTCCAAGCATTGCCACTAATTCACCACTCATCGCTTTCTTAATTCTACTATTGTTTTATATACCCAAAGTCCCATGTACGCAATGGTACACACCGAAGCGACAATAGACATTACCTCGCTAATTCCTTGAAAAGAAACAGCCAGTATTGATCCTGTCGCTCCTAGTCCAAGCTTGTTCAGCTCGGGGTTCATTACACAAATTGTGAAACGTGAATTACTGAAGCACCCGATACACCCAAAAACTTAGCAGCCTTAGCAGCTCTTGCACTAAGGGTAATAAGTCCCTTCTCCTTTATAAGAAGATGACCATTAGATGCGGTAGGAGCACTACCATCAAACGTCACGATAACATTGTTATCTTGAACGTCGATCATTACGTATTTAGTATCACTAGCAAATGCAGCAAATGAGACTCCAGATCCTGATGTTGCACAGGATAGATTTTCTCCAGATACCGTTCCATTTGGGCGTGGATATAGGTTTGTTACTAGACTATTCATTATCTTGATTGTTGACTGACATACGTTTTAATACGATGTCCTACGGTATTATTATTATAAACTTGCTGAGGGTTATCTAAAAACTCAGCTAAAAATCCATCAGCAATCTCTTCTTCAAAAGCTGCCTTTGAGTGTTGCCCATCCATTCGCAGAAAATCAGCGTAAGTTGCATGAGCCATAAACAAAAAATATTCTCCAGGAACTTCATTCCTAGAATTTGATCCATCAGTATCTAAATCAGTAAGCAAAGTAAGTGGTTGCCTATAGGTAACAAAAACACTTGTAGCATCAGAAGCCGTAAGATTAATTACATGAGCACCATCGCTTTCTACAAAAAACTCAAAATCAATAGTTGAATTTTTTAAAAAAGGTTCTTCTCGGCTTATTCTAAGAAACTCTCCTATATTGGTTTTACTTGTTTGGGTAAAAGGAACAATAGAGTTTGCTATAGTTCTTTCCTCACCAACAGTAAGATATCTAGCCCAATAAGGAGTTCTGTTATAAGCCTGAGAAAACCTTCTGTTAGCTAGGGCTAATAGTTGAGAAGTTTCTGCTGCGGTAAAATCTGAGTTACCAGCAAGTGCAGAAATTAAATCAAATAAATCTTTATTGGCCCTGTCTTGCATTACGCTTTATTTGGACTAAGTTCTGGAAACTTTTTGTTATAATATTTTAAAAACTCTTTGCTGTGTACGTGATCTACTCCGTACTTTTTGACTAATCTAAAATAGTCTCTAGCAGGAATATTAGCAACGCACTTACCCAAAACTGGGTGAGTCTTACCAACATTTGTCTTTGCCTCTTTAGCAGTAGCATTAATGCGGTCTTGCTCTTTGGCTCGCTCCATTTTGAATCCAGTTTCAATCTCACGCATAAACGCTCGATTAACTTCACCGTCATCATACTTCGGCACTGATGTAATAATGTTCATTTCTTTTTTAAAAACAAGCAGGTTTTAAAAAACTTATGTAGATTTCTTGCTAAAAAAACAAACTTACTACCCTCATTAAAAGATTTGTCCAAGGGGTAATAGCGACTACATGATAATCGCACTTCGCAGTTTACCCCTTGGCACTTAACAATATTCATCTATTACTTCTTAGAAGCTTTTCTTGTTTTTCTTGCAGTTTTTTTCGCTGCCTTAAATGCTTCTTGAGCTTTGCGAATTCTTACCTTTTGAGAGTGACTAAACTCTCGACTCGATACACGGTCACTTATACTATCGGTATCTTTCATAGGATATGTTTTCTTCATATCCTTATAAAAACCTTTTTGGGCTTTTATCTTTAATTTTTTCTCAAGCAAATCAGAAGATAATTTTTTTTTCTTAGACTTAGGTTCTTCTATAATTTTTCTTCTAAATGGGTTTGATGAATCCATATTTTTAAAATGTAAAAGGTTAAAAAAAGGGAGGCCAGGATTGGCCCAACCTCCCTCAATAGATAATTATTAACTAATTATGCTCCGAATACTTCTCCTGCTGTAGGATAGTACTTCATCAAAAGACGAATCTTTCCTTCAGTAGCAACGTCTGGGCCTTCACCCGTGAAGTTGTAAGTAAGGTCAACAGCACTAGCAAGATGGAAACCCACAACAGAAAGTGCTCCTGTGTTGGCAAAAATTTTGCCCAAGTTTCCACTATCACTGAAAACGTCAACTTCATCAACGAAACCATCAGCGTCTCCATCATCGCCAATAGCGATAGTGGCATCCGTGATGCTGGTTCCGACGACAAGTTCGTCAACAATGATTGCAGCTCCGAAGATACCTCCAGCCATAGCAGCTCCACCAACTTGAATGTCTACAGCAGTCGCTGAACCAGCGGTCGTGCCAAGAGTAGACAGGTCAATAGAAGCTTCATAATTGAATCCCAATGCTAGGGTTTCAACGTTTTGTACTTTTTTTAGTTCAATAGCCATTTTAATGTACCTCCTATGGTTTAGCTAAGTGCTGTGATTTTACCGTGTGCACCAGGGTGGAATACTGTCAGTGTCAAAGCACAATCAACAAATCCACGTTCGCCACCACCTTGATTGGGGAGACGAGCACTACCCATTGGGATCAACTCGGAAACACCGTAGTACTCTGGGTGAACCAGATAACCAGTGTCCTTGTTGGTCGTGTCGGGCATACAGTCAGGGTTTCCGTTAACGATAGCAACCGTGCCGTGGTCAGACTCGTACAACTCAACAGAGAGCTTAATCTGAGCAACGTCACCGTTGTAGTTTACGTTACGGATAGAAGTTCCAGCACCAGAACCATCTGGATCAAGGCGAGCAAAGTCGCTGATCTCACGACGGAGAGCAGTGTCAGCAACCAAAGTCAAACCATTGCTAGCTCCCGTTACACGGAAGATCGAGGTGATAAGGTTGTTGAATACTGTTTCAGTGAAAGCACCAGTTGAGTGAATGCTGTCAGAAGGAGTGCGGAACGCAGCAGGAACGTCAGACGGCCCTGCGGAATCAATCCAGTCACCAAGTCCACGCAACTTGTAAACCGTTCCAGCTCCATCTTCCGCAGCACGGTCGTTGGTAGAGCAGAGTGTGGCTTCGATGTCACGCTTTAGTTCGCGGATTGCCTTTGCTTCGGCTTGTGCTACTTTAGCAGGCCCAACGGAGTCAACAGCTTCCTGTAAATCGGAAACCATGTAATCGCGGCGGAACTTCTGAACGTAGTTGCCTAGACGAGCTCGGCCACTGAATTGGTCGGTGAACGTAGTAACGTCAGCTCCTTCAGCTATACCAGCAGTGCTGGGAGATGAAAGAGAGTCTACAGTCCACTCAACAAACGTAGCGTTTGCTCGTGATTTAGATGCGGATGAAAGTACGGGAGTTTCTTCGGGAGCCAAGATGGTCAAAACGTCCATCAAGTCCTCACGATTGGAAACAGCCGAACCAGGATTTGTTGTATCGAATGTATCTGAGAATGCCATTTTTTTTATTTTCTAGATAATTGTTTGGTTCTTAGTGAAATGAAGTCATCTTTATTGCCACTTTTTTTAAAGCGTGAAGATAAATCTTTTAGTACTTTAGATGATTTCCTTTGACCTTGCTCTGGCATAGCAGAAGAAGGTGCAGAACTTTTAGGAGGATTAATCTTGGGTTTAGTTCCTGATTGAACAGGGGCACTAGGTACTGTTTTACGAGCGTATATATTATCTACTCCATGAGCAATAATATAAGGAAGCTCCGCACCAAGCACAGGGTATTCTTTGTACACACGTTGCAAATCTTTGTTTGCAGATATACTAAAAAATGCCTTACGTGTTTCGTCATCTTCTTTATTCAACCATTCAAATTCCTTAGAAGCCTTTGCACCAAGTTCTTTTTTAAGACTATTGGCATTTTCAGCTTTTTGAACTTTCTTTAGTTGATCAGGAAGATAAAGATCCCTAGATTTACGAGCGTTTTTCAAAGCAGATCTTACCTCTGCTTTAGTCATTTTCTTACCATCTAGCTCAGTAACATTGTCGTGAGCAGAGTAATCGTCTGATTCAAATAAAACATCTTCAGACCATTCAATAATATCATTTATTTCTTTAGCCTTTTCTTGTAACGATTTAATATCCCGAACATCGTCAAATGGATTGTCTTTAACATCTTCCATTTCCTGTTTCAAGGGATCTTGTTGTAATGATTGTTTTACTCTATCAAGCTCTTCCTCTGCTGCTTTACGTTTAGCTGTAAGTTCGCCAAAGCGAGCCACAGCTCTACTACCAAGTTTTTCAGCAAGATCTTTAAGCTCATCCTCAGATAAATCATCTAAGTTGTACTGTGAAAGAACATCTTCAGTCTCTTCTTTAGAAGACTCACTTCCAGTTTCCTGAATAGTTTCTTCTTCGGATTCAACCGCTTCTTCTAAAACTTCTTCCGCTTGAACCTCCTGAGTATCCCCTGGCTGTTCTCCTTGAAGTTGTTCTAAGCGTTGGAGGGCAAACTCCTCCGCTGTTATATTTCCCACTGAATTTTGTTCGGATTCAGAGTCAACCGAGATAACTTCGTTAGACATAATTGTTTCCACTCCTTAACGCCGAGCGATGGCGAAGCCCAATTATAGCACACTTTTTTTGTGCTAAAGGATAGAAGAAAATTTCTTTTGTATCCCCTGCCAATCAGTCATTTGCAGTATCTGATCGTAAGTAATTATTTGTCCTGAAATTTGTTGAAGCTTTTCTGTGTCAGCTTCGTGCATATCAGCTATGCACTCTTCTCTAAGATCACTAATAAGCTTAATGAATCTTGCAAAATGTTCGTAATGAGATAAGGTATTTAGGTCGTCTTCTATATTCATCGTGCTGCGGATCGCATCATATCTACTAGTCTTTTAGATCTAGTCCCCACCTGATTGTACCACTTGCTGTCTATCATTTCTTTAGCAGCCTTATTGTAGTCACCTTTTATCAAGGCTTTCCTCATTTCTACAAATCCATTCAATCTAGTTAATCCTAAATTAAACGCCATATCTAGTAATACCTTTTGAACCACTGGCGGTTGTCTTCCAGCTTGAGGCAAGTACGCATTAGCATCATTAGCAGCTTGCTTAATGGACTCGTTGTACAGGATTTTTATTTCCTTATCAGAAAGAACTTTTTTACCAGAAAGCATATCTTGGACATTAAAACCCAAAGCTTCTGCTTTCTTGCGGTTAGATGGTTCCTCTAAATTAAACCCTATGCCTATAGTACGATTTCCCTCGCTGTCATCGTATACCCTGGGTTCCTTGGACTCATGCAAAGAAAGTTGATCAAACAGTTCTTGTCTGAATATAGTTGTTTCTCTTTGTCGAGCAAGATCGCTTTTGCTTAGATTGTCAGCCATATTAAAAAATAGTGTAGAAACAAATAGCAGAGCTATCACTGCTTCATACCTTGAGTTTGCATCTGACCCATCTGAGCTGGTGCAGTACCTACTCGGCCTATTTGGGCGTTTTGTGCTTGCTGTACAGCGAACTGATATTGCCCAGCGTACTTCTGAAGACGAGCAGCAAAAGCTTCATCTTCTTGCAAACGCTTCTGAATGTCTTGTTGTTGGCTGTACTGCTGAATAACTTGTAGAGCCGCTTGAGCGCCACTTGGACGCGCTGGAACTTCGATACCTGCATAAATTTTAGATAAGTCATCTGTAATATCTTTAAGTAGTTTTTCTTGTGCAACCTCAACGGGTTCAAGAACACCATCGGCAAGCACTGGATCAACCGAACCTGCTATTAGTGTTAGTAAGTTATCTACGTTTATCCTTGCGTTGCGATCTAGCTGTAGAAGGGAAACCATTTGATTTAGTTTATTTTCTTGTTTCTCTGGGTCTGTGTTTAGAACATCGTAGCTAATTGTAACATCGAAGTTCTCATCAGCGTTCCCTTTGTTAAACATCTGTGGATCTGGTACACCAGTAACCCTAAAGAATATCTGGTCAGGCCCAAACCTTTGGAAGCAACGGTAACATTGAGAAACGACCTCTGCTGAGTGACTCAAAAACTTATCAATCAAGAATTG